AGGATACCCTCAAATCCTATGTAAGCTGGTCGTTTTCGTCGGTGGTGTCTGAACTTCCATCGAATACGCTCCTGTGCATCGTTGTAGTGTTCAATGTCTGCCTCGTAGCTCTGACTGACGATTGCCTCTGGGTAACGAGTGTCAAATGTATTTAATGACCGCATATCAGCGCCATCACCCAAGTCAACGACATAATCAGGCTTGAGGTCATACAAGAACTCACCTAACCAGTTAAACCTCTCGTTACTCACACTGGGATCAACGTGAGCGCACGAGAAGACTACGACTGTCTTTCCTGCCATTATGTTTCCTTTATCCATTCCTCTGGGATTAACTTGTCTGCATATAGATAGTCATGCTTGTCGCACCACATGCCTAACGTAGTCTTTGAACCTTTGCTTATCTTCGCATTAGAATTAGAGAAGACAAACCGAATGTCAAGGTCTGGATGTTGCTTTTTGACTAACAGATGTTTCTTTCTGTCTGCTGCAACGAACCGTCCCTTGGATTCTATGATGATACCGTTGGGGAGTTCAAAGTCAGGTGTGTAGGTTCTAACCTCGTTAACCTCATACTTGATCTTGAACTCCTCATACTTGAACGGTACTTTAAGGCTCTTGAGTTGATCTGAGATACGATCTTCTAGCCCAGACCTATAACCATGCTTTATGCCCCTTGAGGTGGCTCCCACAGTTCGTTGTCGTACCGCCTTAGCCATAGTAACCTCGCATTTTCTAGTACCCTCTCTACGTCACCATCGTAAGCCTTAACACACGTTTCCCAGAGGTCGTCTTCTGTTTCACAGTGTGCCAGCATCTTCTCTGATGTCTTAGGGCCGACACGATGTAGACCCTTTATGTTATCAGCGGCGTCACCCGTCAGGATTTGCGTATAGAAGAACTTAGTTCCTGACCACTCATCTACCTTAGTCCACTTGCCCTTTACGAAGTTAAAGTGCCAACAAGGAAGCTGTAGCATGTCCTTATCAACAGATGCAACAACACAGTTATAGCCTGTCTCTGCCGCTTCCTTTGATATAAGGTCATCAGCCTCTTCGTTGACACTAACGATAGCACTCCAGTTGTTAATCATATGCTCTCGTGTCGCACCTAAATGCTCTGGCTTCTCGGTTGCAGTCCTATTTCCCTTGTACGGGTGGGATTTAGCAATGTCATGCCGAAAGTTTGTCTTGCCAGTTAGATACGTTTCGTAGTCCTCTGGGGACGGGAAGGGAAGATCAATGGTCTCATCCAAGATATACTCAATAAGATCATCAACCTTCTCTTCTGCGTCCTTAGCGGTAAGGTCTTGAGTGGCAAAGGCTGCACGATAGGCTATGATGTCACCGTCGATTAAAACTTTGCCCTTACCCACTTACATCTCCCCAAAGGTGACTGTACCATCGTCCTTCTCAAACCCTACGTCAGTTACATAACTGTAACCTGCGCCTCGCATAGCATCAGCTAGGAACTGAGACATTGTGTAGAGATCGAAGACACCATCTCGTGATGCGCTTGAAGAACCTTCGATGCCATCCTCTTCCTTGTCGTAGTAAAAGTCTATATTCACCCGCATGTTTATCCCACCATAAATAGTTCGTCGTCTTCGGTTGAACCACCGCCTTCGTAGGCAACGTGGTCAGTGACACCAACAGCAATGAGCCGCAGCCCAGCACCCTTGGAGTAGGTCTCGAATTGGACTTTAGCCCGTGTTCCGTTGCCTAACGCTCCGTCTTCATCTAACGACCACCAAGTCTTGTTCTCAGTACCGTTAGTGAGGTTAACTACCTTTGGCGCTCCACCAAAGTCTACCTCCGTTTCTTTACCGTTCTTATCACTGAATGTCATCTTGTGATCGTGCATCCGTGTTAACTTAACGAACTTACCAACCCCAAAACTATTACCCTCCTTTACTCTGTCGTTACCCATTGGTTTAGGGTCCATTCCAGCTTCCAGCAGCTCCTCTATCTGCTCTTCGCTGGTGAAGTATGCGTTAACAACGTACTGCCCGTTATGCCTTGCAGCTTTCTTTGCAGCGTTATTTCCATCTCCGCCCATGTCTCGATTATCTTCAAACACCTTCGGGTACTCAAGAACCATGTCCATTGTGTGTTTAGCCATTTTAGTCTTCCTCTGTTTAAGCTGCTGGTTTGCAGCGCTGGTAATATACTATAGGGATATATTTGAGATTTTGTAACATACTTTTTTACTTTTATTTCACATTAGTGAATATCAGCGTATGTCTTCCCAAATTGTACGTCTGTCCCTAGTGGTACGTTAAGATTTATTGCGTCATTTACGTTGTTTATGCTCATCTGCATAATGTTCTCCGTCTTATCTTCGTCTCCCTCTTTTGTTAATACGATAATCTCATCGTGGAACTGACCGATAGTCTCCAGTCCCATGCCACGACATTCCTTAACCCAACTGTCAAAGCAGTAGACCCCTGTACTTTGGTTTAGCGTACTGAAACGATCTTTGTCGCTGCGTAAGCTATGCCAGAAGCCAGACACAGGGTTCTTAAGCCACATGCCGTTGAACAACTCACGGACACGCAACGTGCTTGCTACCTTCTCAATAGCCCAGTTACGAGACCAGAAGGCTTCTAGCAGGGTCTTGGCCTCAGACTTACTCATACCTGTCTCACGGGCCAGCTTAGGCGCTCCTACACCGTATGTAGCACTGTAGTTAACCACCTTGTAATTCTTACGGAGGGCTTTTAGTGAACGCTCTCCAGAATTATGTTTGTCGATGTCATCTTGAGTGATAACACCAGCGTGTAGAGCCAAGTCTAAGTGAGGATCAAAACCTTCACGGCTCATGGCCTCAACGTAGTCAGGGTCTAGTGGTTTCATGTAGTGCCGTTTGGTTGTATCCTCCAGTGATGTCATGTCAGCACCAGATAGAATGTAACCATCAGGACACGTTAGACACCCACGGATCACATCACCGTATGGCTTATCTACACCCGGTAGGTTAACCAGTGGTCGGTAGTGCTTGAATCGAAAGGTATTCGTTAGACCAGCGACACTAGCCTCTAGCCAACCATCCTTGTGGCACTCTAGGAAGCTCTTAAGAATACCAGCACGGTGAGTAAGGACAGTGAGACCGTCCAGAAGATCAACAGCTTGGTCAACCTCTGCAAGCTCTTTGACACTTCTGCATAGCTCCCCGTTCTTTCTAACTTGTTCGATTTGTCGTTCATCACCTGTCACCTTATCTCTTAGGAATTTATATGTCCGTGGTTTCCAACCTAACGAATAGAGCCAGTCCTTGACCTGATCGTTAGAGTTAGGGTTCCCACGCTCTTCGCCTGTCTTAACGACAAACTGCATCGTTGTCTCTGGTTGTTTGTACTCCTTACATAGGTCTACCCACTTCTCACCATGAGAGGATAGGCTACCGTCTTTCTTGTGCATGACCTTTGGTCGTGAGGCCATACGGGTTAGTGTACGCTTAGGCATAGCATCTGCCAGTTGCTCAACCTTTTCTACCTTGAGTGCCATGATCTCATCGTAGGCTGCTTGAGCTTTATCCACATCCAATTTCCACCGCAGGGCTTCCTGTTCCCTAGCGCAGTCTAACTTGAATGTAAGATAGTCAATCAGACGATACTTCTCAGTGGGGTCTTGGTACAGCTTGTTGAGCTTAAGGTCTAAGTCACGCCATAGACGATTGTTAATCTTAACGTCCTCATCACACCTGTGAGCGTACTCCTGTGGTGTCAGGGTGTTCCAGTCCTTAATGACAGGCTTAGGCACTCCATAGTCCTCTCCGTAGCCCTCAAGCCCATGCTTCATACGATCATGGTGTAGATACCAAGATAACGCTAGAGTGTCGATCAAACGAGCCTTTACCTCAATGCCTAGAACCTTTTCCACCGCTGGTATATCGAAGCGGATAATATTGTGGCCTACCAGTGTTTCACTGTTGAGTAATACATAACGCATCTCATCATAGTCATGGGTATGCTTAACTTCACCCATGTCATTAGACCAAGACAGGACATGAATCTTGGTCAACTCATCTAATAGACCGTCTGTTTCAATGTCGAATACTGTTGTCATATTTTATAGTACCTCTGTTAATGTGAAGGTGTCTGTGTTGAACCGCATCATCCCTGCGTTACCTTCTTCTGAGCAAGGTCGGTTCTTTTCGATAGACAGATACGTTGTGTTACGCTCCTGTAAATCGTCAGATTCTTTGTCTCGCTTAAGATCA